GGAGGCGGTTTTCAATGTACAATTGGACCCGTTAATGATAGAGGTTAATTATTATGGCAGGCGGATTTACAAGTTATTCATACACAACATTAACAACAGCTATTAGATCATACACAGAAGTAGATGCTAATGTATTTACTCAAACTATTATAGATGAGTTTATTGGAGCAGCTGAACATAGAATAAATCTTGATTTACCTATGGACTCAGACAGATTCGTGGATCAAGGTACAATGGCAGCGGATGTAAATAATGTTAGAGTTCCAGCAGGAGCTTTATTTATTAGAGGTGTTGAAGTATTTAATGCTACAAACTCAACTGAACAAGGTACATGGTTAGAAAGACGTGATCAAACTTTTTTAAGTGAGTATGTAGGACGATTAACAGGTCCAGAAGGATCAACTGCATCAGGTGCAGATGTTACTGGAAAACCTAGATATTACTCTATGTTTGGTGGAGCAACAGGATTATCAGACACTACTTCAGGATCTATCTATTTAGCACCTACTCCAGACGTTAATTATATATATAGAATATACTTTAATAAAATGCCTGTAGGATTAGGTTCAGGATCAGATGGTAATTCTCACACTTATATTAGTAACTATTTTCCTCAAGGTCTGTTATATGCTTGTTTAGTAGAGGCATATGGATTTTTAAAAGGTCCAACAGACATGTTGACATTATATGAACAGAAGTATAAAACTGAACTACAAAAGTTTGCAGCAATGCAGATTGGAAGAAGAAGACGAGACGATTACACGGATGGTACAATAAGAATTCCAATCGAGTCACCGCCTCAATAATTAGGAGATAAAAAATTATGGCAATAACATCAGCAGTATGTAACAGTTTTAAAGCAGAAGTTTTACAAGCTTTACACAATTTTACGGCGTCATCTGGAAACAGTTTTAAATTAGCTTTATACACAAGCTCTGCAACTTTAAATAAATCAACAACAGCTTATAGTACATCAAACGAAATTTCTAATACATCAGGATCTGCTTACACAGCTGGTGGAAAAGCACTTACAAGTGTTACTCCTGCCTTGTCTAGTGATACAGCTTGTTGTGATTTTGCGGATGCATCTTTTACATCAGCTTCTTTTACAGCTAATGGTTGTTTAATATACAACGATACAAACGCTGATAGAGCAGTTTGTGCAATTGCATTTGGTTCAGACAAAACTGTAACAAGCGGAACTTTTACAATTCAATTTCCAACAGCAGACGCTGATAACGCAATACTTCGTATAGCATAGGGAGGAAATCCTTATGGCCAATTCTTGGAATGAATCCGGCACAACCTGGGGCACTAATCGTTGGGGAACAACTAATGCATTTACATTAGGTTGGGGCGCTCAATCTTGGGGTGATTCTGAATGGGGAGAACTTAATAATGCTACTATAAATCTTACAGGAGTTTCTTCTACTTCAAATGTAGGATCACCTACAATCACTACAGAAATAAATACAGGTTGGGGACAAGATGGTTGGGGTGTAGAAAATTGGGGTGCTTCTGGTTTAACCGTTCCTCTTACGGGTCTTCAATTACAATCTGATATAGGATCAGAAATAAGTTGGGGTAAACAAACTTGGGGATCTCAAAATAATGGTTGGGGTGGTGAATATTATTTAGTTCCTGCTGACGTGATGGGATTAACCGGATTGTCTGCAACATCAACTGTTGGATCACCAATCGCAAAATCTGATTTAACATTAACTCCAACAGGACAAAGTTCAACTTCAGCAGTAGGATCTTTAGATCCTGCAGATCAAACCATTGGCTTAACTGGATTAAGTACAACATCATCTGTGGGTGCAATCACACCAGCAGATGTAATGGGATTAACTGGATTAAGCACAACTTCTTCAAATGGTGCACTAACAATTTCTACAAATCCTATTGTAGATATAACAGGTCTTTCTATGACTTCATCTGTAGGTTCTTTAGCACCAGCAGATGTTATGGGATTGACAGGAGTTTCTGCAACTTCTGCAGTTGGTTCAATATCACCAACAGATGTTATGGGATTGACGGGAGTATCAGCAACTGCTAGTGTAGGTAATGTAGCTCCATTAGGTTATGAAGCTATTACAGGTACACAAAGTGCTGGATACACTTCAGTTACAGCAACACAAAATGCTAATTATACACGTGTTACCGAAGGCACTTAATTTAATATGTTATTGACATTAAGTATAAAACAAATTAAAAAAAGATACTAATTAGGAGAACAAAATTATGGCATCAACTTATACGGCTCTCGGTGTAGAACTAATGGCAACTGGTGAAAACGCCGGTACATGGGGAACAAAAACTAACACTAACTTAAATATAATCGAACAAATTTCAGGTGGTTATGCTACGCAAGCCGTTGGGGATTCTGGAACACCAACAGCTCTTACAGTTTCTGATGGATCAACTGGGGCTACTATGTCTCATAGAATGATTGAACTTACAGGATCTATTTCTGGAGCTAGAGTGGTAACAATTCCTTTAGATGCACAAACATTTTATTTTTTAAGAAATTCAACATCAGGTTCTCAAACAGTTCAGTTTAAATATGCATCGGGTTCTGGTGATTCATTTACTTTTGCTGCAGACAATAAAGGTGATGCTGTTGTATTTGCTACTGCAAATGATGGAACTAATCCTGATATTTACACTTTACCAGCCGGTGATGTTACACTAACTGGAACACAAACTTTAACAAACAAAACTTTAACAGCACCTAAAATTGGAACAAACATTTTAGATACTAATGGAAACGAATTAATTAATCTTACTGCAACAGGTTCAGCAGTTAATGAAATTACTATAGCTAACGCAGGCACAGGAGTTACTGGACCAGTTATTTCAGCAACAGGTGAAACTAATGTTGGTATTAATGTTAATCCTAAAGGAACAGGAGTTTTTAACTCTGGAGGATCAGCAGTTAAAATTGCAGGAAAAGAAACTATGTGGGTTCCAGCTTCGGCTATGTATGCATCAACAACTAATGGTGCAGCACCAGCTCAAGTAGAAACAACAGCTTTAAGACCAGATATGAAAGTCATGGATTTTGCAGATTCTGCAGACGACCATGCACAATTTTCAGTAGCTTTTCCTAAGTCGTGGAATGAAGGCACAATTACTTATCAATGTTTTTGGACACCAAGCACTACTAATACGGGAGACTGTATATTTGGTTTACAAGGTGTAGCATGTGGTGATAGTGATACCATTGATGTTGCTTACGGGACAGCAGTAAACGTTACAGATGCTGGTATAGGAACAGTAGAAGATCAACAAGTTTCTGCAGAAAGTTCTGCAGTCACAATCGCAGGATCTCCTGCAGTAGATCAACAAACTTACTTTCAAATATTTAGAGATGCAAACGCAGGTGGAGATACGTATACCGGAGTAGCAAGACTTTTAGGTATTAAAATATTCTTTACTACTGATGCAGCTAACGACGCATAAGGAAATAGAATATGAGAGATTTAAAAAATAAACTTACTTCAAGTAAGAATTCATCAAATATACAACTTCGAAGAGGTAAATCATTTGGTTATCAAGTTTTAGGATTTGGTGCTGGTGGTGTTCCTCCTATGATAGAAGCAACAGGTGGAACAATTACAGAAAGTGGTGATTTTAGAATCCACACATTTACAGGACCAGGAAGTTTTGCAGTAACTAAAATATCTGGATGTTCTGCAGACAATGCTATGGATTATTTAGTAATAGCCGGAGGTGGAGCTGGGGGAGATGGCGGAACCGGTGAATCTGGTGGTGGGGGAGGTGCCGGAGGATATAGAGAATCTCCAGGTACAGCAACAGGTTCTTATACAGTCTCACCTTTAGGAGCATCTCCAGCAGTAGCTGTTACAGCTTCAGTACAAAGTTATCCAATTGTAATTGGTAATGGTGGTAGTCCAGGAATCGCTGGTGGTAGTCCAGTTCCCTCTCCAGTAGGAACCAGTGGTGGTAACTCTTCAGGTTTAGGAATTACTTCAGCAGGTGGTGGTGTTGCTGCAGGTGGCGGATCAGCAGCAGGTTTTGCAGCAACAGGTGGATCCGGTGGCGGAGGAAATGGAAGATGTGGTCCATCAAATCCAGGAAATTCAACAGGTAAAGCAGGTAATACGCCTCCAGTAAGTCCACCTCAAGGTCAACCTGGTGGTAATGGTCAACCTTCTCCAGGAAATAAAGCAGGTGGCGGTGGAGGAGCACTTAACACTGGTGGTAATGCAGCAGGATTAACTACTGGTGGAGTTGGCGGAGGCGGTGCAACTTCAAGTATTAATGGAACACCAACAGCTAGAGCCGGTGGTGGCGGCGGTGGAAATCAAGGCGGACCAAGCCCAGCCGGTGGAGCCGGTGGAGCCGGTGGTGGCGGTCAAGGCGGAAAAAATGGACCAAGTCCTGCTAGAGCAGGTGGAGCTAATACCGGTGGTGGTGCTGGTGGGAACTCTTGTGGATTCAACGCTCCTGCTACAGGAAGAGGTGGAGTTGGCGGATCTGGAGTAGTTATAATAAGGTATAAATATCAATAGGTAAAAATATGGCATCATTTGCAAAAATATCAGAAAACAATGAAGTACTTACAGTACTAACACTAAATGATAGTGACACAGTTAATGCTGATGGTGTTGAAACAGAATCAGTAGGACAACAATATTTAGAAACACATAATAATTGGCCGGCACATTTGTGGATTCAAACTTCACGTAATACGTTTGGTAATAAACATGAATCAGGTGATGACTCAAAAGCATTTAGAGGAAATTTTGCAGGTATAGGTTATATTTGGGACGAAGTTAATCAAATTTTTTTTCAACCAAAACCTTTTGCTTCTTGGGTAAAAAATATTACAAAAGCTAGATGGGAATCACCAATTGGTAATGAACCCGAACTTACGGCAGAACAAAATGCAGATGCAGATAATAAATATTATTACGATTGGAATGAATCCGGTCAATCTTGGGATTTAATTACTGTTAATATAGCTGAAGACAATCTTAGAATACAAAATCAATAATTTTTATTACTTGACAGTATAATATAAATTTATTATCTTTAAAAGTAGGTATGGAAAAGAAAGTATTAACGGAACAAGCTATATATTGTGGAGATGTTTCAATGCCGGAACATTGGGAAATAGATCGCGTTGATTTATCTCATCATATTTTACATTCTAATTTAACTAATGAAAAATTACAATTTTCACGAACTTACGACAAACTCACAACCTATGTTAGAGAACATATATTAATAAAACACAAGTTTTATTTAATTGAAAAAGAAACTTGGGGAAATATTTATAAACCTAACCAAACTACAACTCCATTATTAGATGTAAATCCTGTTGATCTTACATACTCTCCAGACTTTACATTACTCTATGGCGTCAAAGTTAAAAATTGTAATGTTCGAATTCATTATGACGATAATAGACGAAAAGGTAGGAGTTGGGATATACCTCTTACAAATAATAAATTTATTATGTTTCCTTCAACTAATATGTATTACCTAACCAATACTCAAAAAGATGATTTAAATTTTGTACAAACTATAACTTATGAACTTAAATAATTATTATTGGTATTTTAAATCAGTTATACCTCCAAGAATTTGTGATGACATTGTAAAATATGCATTATCAAAAGAACAAACTGTAGCCAGGATAGGTGGTTATGAAGATAAAAAACTTTCTAAACAAGATATTAAAAATATTCAAAACTATAGAAAATCAGATATTACTTGGTTAGATGATACTTGGATTTATAAAGAGGTACATCCGTATATACATGAAGCAAATAAATTAGCAGGTTGGAACTTTCAATGGGATTTTTCTGAACCCTGTCAATTTACAAAATATAAACATAACCAATATTATGATTGGCATTATGATTCTATGGATAAAGTTTATGATGAAAAACATGGAGATTTACAAAAAGGTAAAATTAGAAAATTATCTATGACTTGTCAATTAACCGATGGCTCAGAATATGAAGGCGGTGAATTAGAATTTGATTATAGAAATTATGAACCACACATGAGAGATGAAGAGAAACATTTAAAAAAAACCAACGAAATATTATCAAAAGGATCTATTATTGTGTTTCCTTCTTTTATTTGGCATAGAGTTAAACCAGTCACAAAAGGAACAAGGTATTCATTAGTAATGTGGAGCCTGGGATACCCATATAAATAATATGCAAATAAATGAATTTTTTAAAACACCTATTTGGTCGGAACAAAAACCAGAATTTGTAAAATCTTTAAATAAAGCTAGTGATAAATATATTAAAGCCGCAAAAACAAAAGAAAAAAAATATATTAAAAAATATGGTGACTTTGGAAAATCCTATCACTCAACACTTCTAACAGTTGATAATGATTTTAGAGATTTTAAAAAATATGTTGGAGATAAGTCTTGGGAATTTTTAGATCATCAAGGTTTTGATATGCAACAATATACAACTATGTTTAGTGAGTTATGGGTACAAGAGTTTGCTA